TGCCTCCGCCGGATGTGCCTCCGCCGGAAGAAGCCTCGCCAGAGCCCGTTGCGTCCTCCAGGCTGGCTCCTTCGTAGTCCTCGCCATAGAGATCCCTGTAGTCCTGCAAAGCCCGATACGCGGCCTCCCAGGCGGCTTTAATGGTGTCTGCCACCGGATCGCCGTTCTGCTGTGCATATGCGGCCAGCTCGTTATACAGGTCGATGGTGCCGTTCTTGATATCCTCCAGCGCCTGCAGATAGAGCGCATACTCATCGTCCAGGTTTTGGTCGATGGCATCTTTCTCACGCTCCAGCTCCTCTGCCTGCATCTCGTACATGCGGTCCAGCTGATCTTCTGTGACATCCAACGCATGATCGCGTTCAAAGTCGTCCAGTTCCTTCTGTGCCGCAGCCAGTTCCTCCTCCAGCTCCAGGCGGCGCCTCTGCGCCCACGCGGAGTCGTCGAAGCGAAGCTGGTCGATCTGCGCCTGGATGTCTGCAACGGCCTTGCGCTTTTCGGACTGCTCCTCCAGGTACTTCTCTTCGTCGTACTGATCCCGCAGCAACTTCTTCTGCCGGTCGTAAAAGTCCTTCAGAGCGTCAAGCTGCTTGTCCAGATTATCCCTCTGCTTCTTGAGCTCGTCCTGCATCATCTTTACGCGATACTTGGCAAGCTCATCCAGGGCGTCTTTCGCCTTCTTGGTGGTATCCGCGTAGATATCGTCGACGTCCTTCTGATATTGCAGCCACTGGATAGTCAGGTTGTTTATGGTCTCCTGGTCGCCGCCGATGCTCTTGAGATAGTCGATCTCATCCTGTAGCGCGTCCTGGATCTCATGGATCTTGTCGATACGATCCTTGGCCGGCGCGTCCTGCGCCTCCAACAGCTTCAGCTCTGTCTCCAGCAGGGAGACGATGGACTTCAGCCGGTCAAGCTCTTCGTCCTTGGAGCTGGAAGAGCTGCCGCCGGAAGACCCTCCGCCTGATTTGCTGCCGGATTTTGAAGAACTATCCGGCGTTTCGATCTTCTTTCCAGCTCGCAGTGCGGCGATTTGACCATCCAGGTTTGCGATGGCCTGTCGATAATCGCCGATCTCCGCGTCAAGCTTCGCCATATACGCGTCGAGACCATACGTACCCTTATCAGTGAAGGTATACTTGGATCCGTCAAAGCCGCCGATGTCACTCCATGTCAAAGCGAAGCTCGACGAGCTTGACGACGTTCCGCGCCATGCGTTGCCGGTACCGGTATCTGTGTACTGTGCGATATAGTTCCCGCCCTTGGTAACCTTAGACCCGGCGCCCGGCTTCGGAACACGCGCTGTGCGTATGGCCTTTCCAGTCTTCATGCCGTCGATAGTCTTGGCCGTTTCGTAGGACTGATCGCCAAGCGCCGCGACAGCTTCCATGGAACTGCCCATATTAGCCGCAATAGCGGCCGCAGCTGCCTTTGCCGCCTCTGTCAGATTGTGGTCGATATTTTTACCGGCCTCCATGCCGACGGTAGCCATCCCCTTGAAGTCGTTGGAGATGTACTCAGCCGCGGCAGCATACGCCTCGCTCTCCTGCATACCGCCGTCGATCAGCGCCTGTGCTACGGCCTTTGCCAGGTTGATGCGGTATTCCGCCTCTCCGCGGGTCACTTCGATCTCGCCGTTTTTGATCTGCGTGAGATAGTCCAGCTCGGCCTGCGCCAGCTGCATTTTACCGGCATAGGCGTCACGGTCTGCTTGCAGCTTGGCAACCTCAGCCTCGATATTTGCGCTGATTTCCTCGTTCTTGCCGTCGATGAAGGATCTGACCACGTCTTCGTTCAGCGTGATCTGCCCATCCGCGGAAAGCTCCGCGTTGTTCAGGATCTCCGGGTATACCTTGGCGAATTCCAGCGCCTTGTCGATGGACATGGTGAAACCGTCCGCGATGGCTTCCTGCAGCTTCGTCAGCGGTTCCATCTCCGTGCGGATCTCGGCGATCTTCGCAGCCACACCTTCAAATCCGGTCTTTACGTTGTCGTATACAGAACCCGTTCCTATGGACTCGATTGCAGCTCCGGCCTCTTCAGCGGCATGCGCAAACTGCGGAAATGCCTTGTTGGCCATATCCACAAGGATTTGACGGTACTCGTCAGACGCACGTTCTGTTGTGTTGATTGTTTTAATCCAATCGTCGAACTGTTCTTGCGTCTTAACGTTGTGCTCCTCAAGATATTGATATGTCTCGGCCAGTGCGTCATTTTGGAACTTTGCAGATTTGGCGTTGTTGAATTCATCGACAACACCCTGATAGATTTCGATCTGCTGCACAAGATAATCGGCAGCCTGCTTTACTTCGTTCTTGGAGCCGTCAGTCAGCTCATCCTGGAACCCTTCAAAGTTCTGAATACGATCAAGGAGCTCCGTGTAGATATTAACTATTTCCTGAGCATTCTTGCCGGCAGTAGTCTGTGTAATTCCGAAACTATATCCGCGGCCGATCCCCATTTTTCGCGCCGTGTTATTAACTGCCACAAGACCGGCGCCGGTCTCATTTGCATTGCGCGCAAACGTACCGGCATTGAACTGGCCAAGAGCGTCGTTGTACTTTGCATCGATCGCCACGCTGTTGTCTTTTGCACTCTTATATGCAATTTTATCCAGTTTGCCGATCTGTTCGTCCAACTTACCGTTGACAAGGTCGAGATTTTCCGCCTGTTTGCCAACCAGGTCTGTAATCTGCGACTGAATATCCCTTGCCTGCTCTCTCTTATCGTCAGTATCGATTCCGCTTTCGGCAAGCCTCTTGTACTCTTCCGTCAGTTTGGCGATCGTCTCACGCTCTTCATTGGCCTTCTTCGCCGCGTCATCCCTTGCCTCGATGATCGCCTGCTGCGCCTGCTTATGCCTCTGGTACGCAATCGTTCCGATGGTAATGGCAGCAGTCAGAACGCCGAACGCGGCAGACACAGGATTGATACTCGACGCAACCGCGGACAGTCCCGCCTTCATCCCGGCAAACTGACCGTTCAGTGCGGCAGCCGGATTATACGCCCGCTGAAATACGTCTCCAAGACCGGATATGCCGGGAAGGATTTTTGTCGGAATGGAGGATATCCAGCTCCAGATTTTTTCACGCCCGAGCGTCACAATCAATCCGCCAATAGGTATCAGTAATCCCTTGATTCCTCCGATCGCATCTACAAGCTTCAGTACGGAGTTCAGGACGTTCACGACGCCCTTGCCGAGATCGACGAAGAACTTTACGGATTCCCCGTCAACAACTGTGGTACTCAACTCCTGGAACGCGGCCTTGAATTGGTCGATGTGTCCCTGGATGGATTGCAGATACTTTTCATTTTCACGCAGAGCCGATCTGGAGGAATGCCTGGAAACCTCCAACACATCCTCGACCAGCTGGAAGTTCTCCAGCAGCGCGGCAGTCACGTTGGCATTCCGCTTACCGCCGATCATCTCCAGAATGTTGGCTCTTGTCACGTCGGTCAGATCATCCCATACGGCGGCCAGCTCACGCAGAATCTGCGTGGTGCTCTTGTATGTGTCGGCGTCCTTCTGAATATCGACGCGGTTTCCGGTCAGTGCCAGAATATTACCGCGCAGCTTACTGACGCTCTCTGCCATACCTTCCGTATCTTCTCCGGCTTCCTCCAGCTCCGTCTTGGCGGACCGCAGGAACATGGACACGGTCTTCAGCACCGTACCGACCTTCTCCGGGGACTGCACGATGGTGTTGGCCGCCGTCGCCAAAGCGATGGTCTCGTCGATGTCGTTGCCGGCAGCCCGCATGGCGGACGCCGAACGCAGCAGCGCATCGCCGACGCCCTTGGAGGAGATGGCGAAGTTATTGCCCACCTCGTTGAACTTGTCCACAATGGACATGGCGTTTCTGGCACTGATGCCGAACGCCTTCAGCGTGGAGATGATACTCTCCGATGCATCGCTGATATTTGCAATGCCATCGCCGACGTTCTTGTATACGATCGCAACATCAGCCAGAGCGGTAGCATCGGCGATGTTATAGCCAAGTCTCGCAAAGTCGGCGGTAGCTGTCACGATATCCGCTACTGTAGCACCAAGCTGCTTGGCCCGATTCCCTGCATCGATCAGAAATCGGTCATACGTAGCAGCCGTTTCATCAGTGACCTTCTTCAGCTCTGTCATAGCCGTATCGATTTCGATAACAGCAGACACCATCTGCTTCAGCGTACGATACAGGCGCATGATGATCTGTGACACAGTAAACCATGAAGCAAACTTCTTTGCCAGACCTTCAAGTCGATCTGAGAACGACTTTGTCGCCTCTCCGTTGGCGCGGATCGTATCGGCAGATTGCTTCATCACGCCTTGAATTCTCTGGTATTCAGCCCGAAACTCTCCGGCCCGTACCGATCCGTCGACTGCTCGCTCATTCAATCTCTCAAGGTCGTCTGCGGCTGTTTTATATGCATCATATGCGCCTGACGAACGGCCGTTTTTAGCAGCCGTCCATTTTTCCAGATTGGAGCGCGCCTGCTTCAGAAGCGTTTCAGATCGCTGCAGAGACTGATTGCTGACCTCGGTGGCGCTCGCATAGTCAAGCATTCGCTGCATATTATTCCGGAGCGCAACACCGGTTTTAATAAGCTCCTCCCGCTGTCCTTCGCCGAACGACTTGGAGGAATTTACCGCATCAACGGCGCGCATCCACTCTTCGTAATCCCTGATATACTGCTGCAGTTTATGCGTCTGATCGTCCGAAACGCCGCCAATCTCCAGCACATTCTTACTGGCTCGCAGCTGATTCCGAAGCGCCACCAGCGTCCGCATTTCTTCATTGAACGCCGCAAGCTTTGCCTTGGCCTCTTCCGCCTCCCGCGCAGTCTGCTTTGCGCCGGACGCGGTATCTGCCTTTCCGCTTGCCTTCGCATTAAATGTCACCGTCTGGGTGTTGCCGCTGACTTCCTTGATCAGAGAGGCGATTTCATTCTTCAGCTTTTTCTTGGCGTCTGAACCAAGCGTAATATTCGGGATGACGACCTTCAGCCCGTCAATCTCATTCAGCTTCGCCTGAATCTCCTTACGCAGCGCACCCTTGTTCGTCTGCTTCAGCGCCACGCTGAGCTTCAACTTGGCATGTTTGTCGATATATTTCTGGATCGCTTCAATATCTTTTGCAACGACTTCGTACGCCGCACCTCTCGGAATACCGACAGACAGCTTAACGTCGGGTCCGTTTGCCATAATCTCACCTCTCTTTGTAAAGAAAGAGCTTGGCGCAATGCCAAGCTCTTTCTGTTTGTTCTAAATACCCGACGTGGTCCGCATCGTTGAGAGGCGTGTCGGGTTTGGGAGTAATTTTAATAATATACGCCGGGGCCCTCTGTATAGGCGGCATTCAGTTCCACACGCACACCATAATCGGCAAACTCCTGCATCAATCGCGCCGCTGCGCTCTGCATGAATTCGTTGGCCGGCATGATATTTCTGGAGATGACCTTTGCGCCATATGCGTAATTACTGCCGTAAGTAAGGTCATAGTTGGCGTCTTCTGAGTCCCAGAAGCCTCCGGTCTGATTCGGAGTGTAATAACCGTTGTTGAACAGCGCGATGATGTTGTCGATACCGCCGTAACGAGAATTTCCGTTCTTATCCTTCAGGGACGACCGATACAGATCGTGCGTGAAATAAAAATTCAGAACATAGCTGTCGCCAGATTCGTACGCGCCCGTCATTCGCAGGCTGTGAATATCCCTCCATAAAGACGGCGGTAACCCCGTTCTGAGGCGTCCCTCCACGTACCGATGCGACTTATCGGCCTCTTCAAACACCAGCTCGATCATCCTTTTTTTCATCTGCTCCAGTACTTCTTTAGTCACAAGTTTGCTTCCGGCCGATGTCTTGCCGACGCCGCTTTTACGATAGTGATCCAGCGTATCCTTCAATTTTTTCTGCCCGGCCGGCGACTTCATATACCGGTCAATCGCACTTTGCAAGCTCATACCGCTCACCCCATTTTTCTGCCAATGTAATGCCGGCAGAGCTTACGATGCTTACTCTTCCGGAACTTTATCATCCTTACCGGCGTTCTTCTGCTTGATATACGCCGCTACCAGCTTCTCCTCGTCAATGCCGTTCTCGCCTACGGCGTCGGACACTCTCTGCACATCGTCGGCTGTGATCCCATCAAACAGGAATTTCGTCTGCTCCTCCAGATTCTCCACGGACTTTGCAAACTCGTCCAGGCGGATACGTGCCTGCTCAGCCAGAGAATCTGTCCTGTAAGCGATCCCCTCTTCGATGGCGTGCTGAATATCGCTGAACTGAACGGGATTGATCTTCTCCCGCACAAACTCCACGATATCCGTGCTATAGATCAGCGAATAGCATTTGCTGATATTCTGCGGCATTCGCAGATTGGTGTACCGCTCCAGCATATTCTTGCTGTTGGCAAACTCCATGATCTCCGGGAGATACCTGCCGTCTTCGGAAAAGCAACTTTCTACGACGCTCTGCACGTATGCCATCATCTCTTCCAGCGACAGGGTCGGCGTGATCACCAGCTCCGCACCATGCCACGGATATACAGCCGGCTCGCTCATCGCGGCAAACTCCTCGGCAGCCACACGCTCCCATTCCGCCACGGAAACCTTTTCGATCTTTTTCATTCGTTACACTCCTTTTTCTCCTGTGCCCGCCGCGCACGCTTGTCCACCTTGCGCAGCTTCTGGCACTCTTCGTAGTCGATCCACCCGCCGTATTTCTTCACATAGGTGATCCACCTGTAGTCCACGTCCGGGTACTGATACCAGAACATTTTTTTCTTCATTTTCGCAGGGCGGTCCGGACAGCCTTTGGTATCCACCACGGCAACCCGCCCGTCAGCGTATTCTATGTAAAAATCCGCAACGTACACGATGGGGAGCACGCGCTTTCCGTTTCTCATAAACCCCGGTTGCAGCTCATATTTTTTCTGCAGTTCATACTGAACCACATCGCCGCTCTCCACTGCGGGACGGAGCACATCCCGGTAATAGCGCATCTCCAACACACTGTCGAAAGTGATCCCATCGAACGTGCGCTTTTCGATATCTTTCGGGCTTTTGCCCACGTTGTATTTTGACCGTTCTTCCATATTTACAAATCAGATATATGAAGGATCCTCCCCTCCGCACAGAGGGGAGGAATCATAAGTTACTTCTTAGCGTTACCGGCATCCCCAGTGTCGATATTCGCTCCTGACTTCAGAGACACGGCGATCTGGAACAAGAACCGCTCCAGACGGGTCTTTGGAACTATGAGTCGATCACACGGAATACCGGCAATCATCGCCAGGAAATATTCCAGGCGCGTCTGCGGGATCAGATCCCCATTAACGCCACCTTCGAGATCTTCAGCAGGGATTACATCAGCGGGATCGACAAGAATAGTCCCGTCATTCGGCATCTTCGTCAACCTCCTTTTCGCTTGGCTGCTCGACCACATCATCATTCGGCAGCTCGCCGCGGGAAATCAGAATGCGGCGCAGATATTCTGCGCCGCATTCCGGTGAACACGCGACTTCCTGCCACCGAAAGGTGGTGACCACAGGAGCAAGGCTGTGGCAAGCCTCATATGGCTTGCCGCATACCCTGCAAATTCGCTTTCCCATTACGCGTCAGGTCAGGCGACGTCCTCGGCATTGGCGCCGAAGATGGTGTAGGTCCACAGAGCGCCGGCAGCGCCGCAGGCGCCGGACAGAGCCTCGGCCTCGAAGTTATGGACGGTCTGGTTGTCGCCCATCTCGAAGGTGAACTCACCGTTGAAGTCAGCCTTGGGGATGTAGAACTGCACGCGATACACGTTGGCGCAGCGGTCCTCACCGAGGGCGTCAATGTACATGCTGCACTTGCTGGAATACACGTCGCTCAGGTTCTCCAGAACGGCGGCGTTGATCTTCCGCTTGTAGTACACCACGATCTCGGTGCCGTCAGGCAGATCGCCACTCTTGAAGGCAAGGGCCTTGGTGGCGGGAGAATAGGTGAATGTGTTGGTGCCGACGGCGGAGCCCTGGGTCATGGGCTGACCGATGGTGCCGTCGCTGTTGCGCACATACAGACCGGTGATCTCGGCGCCGGTGGTGCCGACAGCCTTGTAGGTAGTAGTGGCAGCATTGCTGTTCACGGTCAGATGCTCGTACCAGGACACGTTGGTATCCTTCACAGCAAACTTGCTGCCGGTCTGGCCTTCCAGAAGACCGGCGGAGACCATGCCGTTGGTGCCGCTGATGGTGACAGTCTTATTCCGCTTCATGGAGCTCAGCTTGCGGCCCTGCTTACCGACGATGTCGTTCTTCTCCTGACCCTGGGCCAGGGAGGCGTTCTGCAGCTCATCGAGCTGGAACCAGAAATCCTGTTATGTTCGGAATAATTCGGTTCGCTACACCGTTCCGGCGCCATTACGCGCACCTCCATATTTCTATGGAGCACAGACTATATCTTCACCATGCCGCGCAGACTGCGCGGTTTAGGGTCCCCCACTTCGGAACGCTTGTCCCTACTCCCGCTCCCGGGATAGTCGTTGAACCTTCCCCTGTTCGGGGCTTGGCTGCTGATTGCCCAATCCACACCGTTCTTAAACCGTCGCGCTCCGCCGTATTTCATGCGCACGCTGTGGTCGGTATGTCTCTAAGGGGTTCCCAGCAATTAAAGGGATCGTTTTTGCGCACCGTTTCCGGCGCGCCGAGCTATTTCATAGTACGTAAATCGTATCTACAATTTAACCCGTCACAACATCAAAGCAGGTGATCGTCTCCAGACTGGTGATCACGATATCAGTGATATTTGCCATAATCGTTTCCTCCTTATTTGTGTTTCAGCCAGTTTAAGTCATCCTGGCTGAGATCCTTGACACTCACGGTACCGGCATATACGCCGCGCATCCGGTTGTCGTAGTCGATCTTGTGCGCGATCTGACGAAGACTCTCGTTGAACTGATAGATCGTCATGTCGCGCACGCTGCTGTAGGTATATGAAAACTGCTCCGTATTCACAAGGGCGATGATCAGCTCCTCCAAAGGAGACTGACGGTCCTTCTTCCTCCGTCTCAGCTTTTTTCTTGCACGCTCCAGCAGATACTCCTTCGCCTCCTTGTTAGCAGGCTTCCGGATATTCTTCTTCAGATGATGGATCTGACGCAGCGTATCGGAAATATCCTCGTAGATGGCGCGGTCGATCACCGCGCCCGTGTCCCGATTCACAAGCGCCAAAGTTCCGTTCTCTTCATTGATTGCGATTTCAAATCCGCGCAGATCCGTATCGCCGAAGATCATCCGCGCATCGGAGTGTGCGATGTCTCTCCACAGCAGCAAAAAGAGACCGTAGTCGTCGATCTCCGTGTAATCGATCCCGTTGTCATCCAACAAGACCATCATCTCCGTATCAGCCGGCACCGACGTCAGCATGCTCACAAGTCCATAGTACAGGTTCTCGTGATCCAACACCTCGCCGACTGTCGGTATAGCGATATGGATATACTCGTTGATCGCGACGCTGGTCTTATAAAGCAGATTGCTCGGCCTCATAACCCTTTCTTTCTGTTGGACGGGATCGGGAATTCAGACCGAACCGGATACGGCTTGTTGAAATCCTTAGCATTGAAGGTCATCATTTTCCCGTTGTAATCCGCCAATGGAGAAAAGCGCCGCACAGCATACAGGTCCAGTTCTCCGAGTCCATATTTCCGACTTCCGTTCATCAACTTCGCGATTTCAGAAGCCAGCTTGTCCGTTCGGATGCCGCCCTGCTGAAGCCGCAGCTTGCTGCGATGCGTCAGGATCCACACATAGATCGTCGGTTCATAGAACGTTTCGCTGCTGATTCGCCTGGCCTCTACCTCGCAAAATACGTATGTACGTCCGTGCTCGATGACCTCCGGTATGTATTCGTAAGGGTATACCTGGGTGAACATCAGCTCTCCCGCCTTGCTCATATCATAGTCTGGGTCATCCGTCAGCAGCTTTACAATCGTCTCACTGGTCAGCAGATCTTCCGCGAACTGATTCTTGTAATCGTAGAGTTCCTCCAGCTGCATCAGAACCACTTCCTTCCGTTACCGTCGTCTTCGCCCGGCGTCGGATAAACCGGCGGCGGGATCTCCGACCCGTCTCCCGCATCTCGCGGGAAGTGTTTGTAGTAGTCTGCAATATGGAGCTCCAGGTTGTCTGTATCTTCCGTATTACACTCCACCAGCACGAATGCCAGCACGCCGTTGTCGCCGTAGCTGCCGCCCAACTTAAACGGCTTGGTCAGCCGGTAAGCCAGGATCCTGTCATCCGAGTAGTCATCGATCAAGAATCGGTTGGTTCGGTTCAGCAGCAGCGTATGATCATCCAGAGGCAGGATCATACTTACACGGGAGTCACCGCGAGTGACGATAAAGTCTTTATCTCCGTACTCTCCCGTAAGATATTTCGTGCCGTCTTCGATGATGCACCACCGCTCCATGATCACAGGCCCGTTTTCACCGACCTCGATCCATTTCAGAAGATAGTTGCACTGGCGCATTTTCGCTTTGGAATACACCTCTGTGTTGTAATCCTTCTGGATGACAAGCCAATGCTCTCCCATCCATTCGATAACAGACCCGTGACGGATATCTTCATCCGGCAGCGCGATCACAGTCTTGGTGTCCATATTGTCCGTATTGATAATTGCCAGCTCCCGCTCCGCTCCGTCAACACTTGCCGTATGAAACGACAAGCTGTTACGCAGCTTCCGTCGGATATAATCCTTCTCGCGGTTCAGCATAGCCTCGCGCTGGGTCCTGCCGCTCAGACTCATGCGCTCGGCATATTTCTTCCAGGGATCGCTCACAGCGCATCACCTCCAAGACGACTTTTCATCTTGTTGCACAGGGAGATAGCGCGGAACACTTCGCGCTTGACACGCTTTGCAGACCACTCCGGGTGATCTATAAGACTCTGCAGAATAAACAGCATGGATGCATACAGGGAGTCGTCCTCCAGCGAGCTGACAAGCCGTTGCGCGCCAAGCATCTCCGACTGCATACTCTGCATATACACGTCCAGCGACGCCTCTCCGTTCTCCTTCATCGGGAGGATCTTGAAGAACATATTTACCAGCGCCTGAAAATAATGCGCCAGCAGCGCCGCGTCAAACGGATGGCCGGCTCTCGTTTCCAGCATCATAGGTGAAGCACCGTCAGATCGCCGTGGTCATAGGAGTACTCCCGCATTCTCCTGATGAAGTTCCATTCGGCATTCTTGTATGCGCCGCCGATTCTGTACAGCAGCTCTCCGGGAGAATATGTGGTGAAGTCTCTTGTGTTCAGCAGATTTTCCAGAAGCTCCTGTCTGTTTACATACGGCTTCATCCACTGCACCACCATACCCTCGCTCACGATATCCACGATCTCGTCCACATCCGCAGACTTGATGTCAGTCGTGACCTCTCCGTCCTCGTCGGACAGTTGCAGGTCGTATTTGCAGATCTTATTGAACTGAGAGCATGCGAAGCGAAGATAGTCTGCCACCATCTCATCCCGCACCTCTTCATTGTCGATCCGGAACAGGTCAAAGCTGTGTATTTTCCCAAGGAATGCGTCTTTGAATCTGTCGTATGAGACGCCCATTGCACACCTCCGCCCTTATCGCAGGATCAGCTCCACGCCAAGACATTTCTCCAGAGTCGCAATCACCCGATTCGAGTCGATTTCGCCGTCTGCGATCATCTGACGAGCGCGGTATGCGACAGACTTTTTCTGCCCGTCCGTCAGCTTGGTCAGCACACCCTCCAGCTCGTCTGCGCTCATGGAAAAGATCTGGTCGAAATCACTGATCGACACCGCGAAGCGGTAGAACTGGCCTACGCCGAGGTAGTCAACCACCCACGGATCGTCGAACATGAACCAGTTGTTCGCAAAGTATTTCTTGTTGGAATTCTTTGCATTTTTCAGTTCGCCCAGTTCCATTTCCTGCTCGTCGCCGAAGTTCTCCCACACGAACCGCTCGCCGGTGCGCTTGCTCTTATACACCAGTCTGCCCTGAAATCCGTTCCGCACGGTGATATACTGATGGACGTCGATTTCCGACGGCCTGTAAGACTTACGCTCTTCGACCTCGTTCACGGAATGCTCCGCTGCCTCCGGTACAGCCTGCTGCGCAGTCAGGACTTCGGTCGCTTCAGCCGCAGCAGACGCAGCTTTATTTGTCTTGGCGGCAGAACCGCCGCTTTTCTTTGTAGTTGCCATATTATCTCCCTTTCATACAGCGGGGAGGGGCCCGAAGACCCCTCCCCGATCACAGATAGCAAGTCTCCCGTACTATGGAAGACTCCGTCGGATAAGGTATTTCCTATCCGCAGTTAGGCCAGCTCGTAACGGCCGATGCCGTGATTGCCGGCCAGGACCAGACCGAGACCGTAGCGCTCGCCGTACAGGTACTCGTGAGTCAGGTCGCCGTTGGTCAGAGGATCGCCCATGATGACCAGAGGATCGCCCTCGTACACGAACTTGATGGGCTTGTCGTCGCCGGCAACGATGGTCAGCATGTTGTCGTCGATCAGGAAGTCGGTGCTGCCGGCCTTATGGCGCTGAGGCACATACACGCAGGGAGTGCCATAGAAATAGCCGTAGAAGCCGGTGGTGTACAGGTCATTCAGGCTGGCCTGACCCTGGAAGTCGGGAACCAGATTGCGCAGGGCCTTCTTGGTACCGATGATGGTGGCCTTCTTGCCGCCGGAAGCAGCCTCAACGTGAGCCACCAGATCCAGCAGCTCCTCGGAGTCATAGGCGCCGGCGGTGGGGAAGTAGGTCACGCCGCCCAGGTCGTCGCTGGTCACGCCGTTCCAGGCGACAGCAACGTCGTTCAGGATCTTCTGCTTGAAGGACTCAGACACCTTGTCGATCAGGTGGTTGAAGTCCACGCGGCCAGAGAGCACGCGGTCCAGCTCCTCATAGATCTTCACGACCTTCAGGCTGGTGGGGATGGCAACCTCGCGGGCGCCGCCCAGACGCTGGCGACGGATGCCCTGGGTGCCGTCGGCGGCCTCAGCCACCACGAACAGGTCGCTGTCCTCGACGATGAAGATGTTCTGATCGCCCAGAGCGATGTTGCGCTCCTCGACCATGGACATGAAGAACTCATCGCCGTGCAGGCCCTCCAGGACGACAGAGGACAGGATCTCCTCGATCAGGGAGAACAGACCCTGGCACTTGCCGTCGCGGATGTTCTTGTAATTCAGCTTGGTGCTGCCGCCGTTGAGCTCCACCATGGCCTGCCGAAGCAGCTCCTGAGACTCGTCGACGGAATACTTCTCAACGTTCTTGTGATAGGCGTCGATCGCCAGCTTCACAATATCCTTCATCTCACTCATTGTGATATTCCTCCTCTCGTATTGTTGTAGCCGCTTACTCGGCGTCCTTCTTGATGCGGATCACGTAGAACGTGAACACGCCGGCCTTCTCGATGGCCTCAACGAAGCCAAGGCCGGTGCCGCCGGCAGCGATCTTGCCGTTGGCGCCGATACCGACGGTATCGCCGACAGCGGGAACGGTGCCGCCCACAAAGCCTTCTGCGGTCACAGAGAAGGCATTGCGGCTGCGGGGAATGTAAGCGCGGACAGCCTTGCCGGCCACGTTGATGTAGTCAGCCAGGCTGCGCTTCCAGGACTCGTACATCATCTCGACGCCGGCCAGGATGGCGCACTCGTCGATATTGTCCTCGGAAGTAGCCAGAGTGGCCTTATGGACCTCACGCTCGCCCTCTTCCAGCTCGCCGACCTTCACGATCAGGCCGTTTTCGGCGTCGATCTTATTGCCTTCGCCATCGTAGATACGGACAGACAGCAGATCAGCAGGCTGCTTGGTGCCGCTCATCAGGTCGGTCCGAATGACACAGTAATTTGCCATGTTCAAAACCTCCTAAGAATTGTAATTTGTGCATAAATAAAGCCGCCCCATACGGGCGGTCTGGCACGTAGATTCTCGATCATTTTCTCCCGAAACCACGCTTGATGAACAGGCCGTGATACGGCTCGTCATCTGGAGTGGATTCATTGATGAGCACCGGCAGCTTAGCGGCCTTCTGCTCTGTCTGGCGGCTGAAAGTCGCCTTTCTGCGGCCGAGGATTGCATAGCACTTCTCAGCCAGCTCTTCTGCGCTGTACTGCTCAGCGTCACGACGCAGCGCCTCAAACGCCTCATCGCCGTTCAGCTCGGCGAACATACCGAGTGTCTGCTCGCGCTCAGCCTGCGCAGCACTCTGCTCCACGCCGCTCTTGAATGCGCGAAGCTCGCCGAGCTCCGTGTTCATCTGCGCCATCTGCTCGGAGGCGGTCTGGAACTTCTCAGCCCAACTTTCGTCGTTGGATCTGAATTTCTCAGCAGCCGCCTGGAACACACTGGCAATGGGACTGGGCTGCTCGCCCTCGTCAAACTCGACGATTGCGATCTTCATGCGCTTACCGTTCTCAAAATCGATAACGGCATTATCACCGTTCATGGTGTAGGGGAAGCCGTATAGCTTCCAATCCAGCTCGTCATAGCAATACACCATGCCGGCCTCCGGGTCAAAATCGCACATCCAATAACGGGGCCACTCGCCGAACTCCGTCTCAACGGTAACACGGCTCAGCTCCTCTCGGATCGCCTCCTCCACCTGGCTGTTCAGCGCATACTCCGCCTGATTGGACTGCTCCTGGGCGGTAGTCTCATCTGCATCGCTTTCCTCGGCGGCACTCTCCGGGGCAATCTGCTCCGCCGGAGTCTCTTCCTCCGCCTGTTCTGCCTGCTCGGCAGCGCTCTGCTCAACCTCTTCCATCAGCTCTTTCTCGTTGTATTCCAAGACCTCTCCTCCTTTCCCGTCGTTTTCATTTATATCGTTATCCTGTTCGACAGGAATAACTTGCGCAAAGGTTTCCTTCAGGTCAGCCATCATCTGCTCCATCTTCTGCTTGAATACGTCTGCGGCAAACAACTCCAGTTCGCTTCCCTCGAAGCATGGCTCGGCGCGCTCCAGCAGGCACAGCGCTGTAAACTCAAACTTCTTGATCACATACAGCCCCGTTCCGCCGGAATCCACATCTCCGTCCAGCACATGTATCTCCATGGAATGCTTTACTTTTCCACCCAGATCGTCCACGATGTGATGATACACATCCTGACGCTTCCACAGCAGAACGCCGTCAATCACAAGGTACTCATGAACAACGCCGTTCTCGTCCTGTTCAACGGAGAATCGGAAGGTGGCGCTTTCCGGGACAACGCCGCACGGCTCCGTCAGATTGCGGATCCGAATATTGCCGTCGCTATCGGATGCCAGCTCAATGTCGTGGCTGCCGATGACATTCTCGTCGCAGTCGTAGTGGCACACGATAGGAACGTTGTAAAGCGACGGCAGCGCCTCTTCAACTGTTCGCCGCGTCATAAACGAGCCGTTCCTGTTTTCACCCGTATACATGACCTTCAGGGAGCCGACGGCGAATGTGGAGTTGATCTCGCGCACATTGGTGACCAACGCATCGGAATTTCCGAAGGTCAGTCTCATAAACTTCTCCACAGGCTATCACCTCCTACATTGATGTTTTCAAAATGTCAGCGTGTCGCTGGCCAGATGGATCACACCGGTCAGATCAAACGCCATTCGGTCCGAATTTGCAAAAATAAAAATATTGTTTGCGTCATCGGACTTTAACAGTTGATAGCCCTTTTTCAACAGCAGATCGCGGGCATTCACCGTAAAAACGTAGATAAACTTTGCCATTACGTTTCCTCCCTCGTCTGTTCCCCGGAGTCGCTCAGATCGCCGTCGTCCTTTTTCGGCCGTCCAACATCTGTACTGGCTGCGTTCGCGCTGGTCGTGTTGGAGCTCATCAGCGGCTTGAACATGTCCTGAAGGCCAAGCACTTCGGTCTCAAGATAGCTCATGCCGTCCAACTCGCCCTGTCCCAATCCCTGCGAAGAGCAGTAGTGGGAAATCATCGGCAGACTGTACTGGCACGCCTTCAGATATGCGTCTCCGACCTCCTTGCGGTTGTACGGACTCACATCCAGGAACGTGATCTTGAAGTTCTTGCCGTAGTTCTGGCAGCGCAGATAACGGTTGATCACATCCTCAATGCTCTTTACGATGCCGAACGTCACAGCCTGGTCGGCTTTGATACTCAGCAGAAGAGCAGCGGCAGAAGCTCTGGTGTTGTTGAACAGCAACGAAGATACGCCCGCCGCGGAAAACAGATTCTGCTCCGCGTCCGCAATGGTGTCCGTATCAGCCGTGTTGGTCTTCTCAAAGCTGATCTTGTCGATCTTCATGGGAGACAGCACGGATCCCACCTCATCCGGCATCACATCGTCCAGATTGTGCCAGAAGCCATAAGCTCTGTCGTACGGAATCAGCAGATCGCCGGACTCGTTGGTTGGGAGATTCATCACCAGCAGCGCATAATTTTCCAGAGCCGTGCGCTCCAGCTTCAGCGTCTTGTAGTCATCCAGGTTATAGATCTCCGGCAGAAGGCCGGCGAACGGAGGGATAGCATAATCCAGGATGTCGTTGTTGCACTTCACAGCAAACGACGTCGGAGAATCCAACTCGATCCACTTGCCGAGCTTCTTTTCCTTAAACTGTTCATACTTGATCCGGAACTCCTCCGGGTAGAACTCCAGAAGGTCCGGATGCCGGTTAAAATACGTAAAGTTGAAAGATACGTTCAGGACGTTTCCTTCAATGGAGGACACCTTGCACCAGTCGCTTGGC